TACCATAATCGGTCAGGGCGCTGTGCAACACGTTCCCGGTCGGCTCGCTCTCTTTATTGGGAAGCGTCCCATCCCGCCACATTTCAATTTGTCTCCGGGTGCGGTTTCCCGGTTTCAAATGAGTCAGGTCAGCGTTGCGGGCCATGTCTTGAACGATTAATGGCTGCTCACTCAGCGGCTTATCCCAATCAAGAAAATGATCTGGATGCGCGTTGATAGCGACTTCATACATATGCCCAGCTTTAGGCACATTAAACTTTGAGCGGTCTAAGGAGTTTGCAAACTTTGTATATTCAGGCCACCCAAAGTCTTCAGTATTAGCCTCAGATATTGCGTTGTCGGGATGCCAATTTGTCATTAGCTTTTCCCAGAAGCCTGCCTTTGCGTTTAATCTGGACATAGCAGGGCCGCTGACACGCTTGCGGTCAGCAGCATCTTTTGCAGCCATAGCCTCATTATAATGATGCGATATTGGCTTTCCGTCATATGTTGTCTCATCTGGATCAATGCCGGAATTAACATACCTATATGTATTTGCTACTTCTGGATTTTCGGCAAAATAATGCCCATGCCCGTAAGCCTGTGCGCCCTCGCCCGATCCAATAAACTCATCCTTATATCGGCCAAGGGGATAATCCGGCTCTGACTGTATTAAGTTAGGGGAGCCTTGATAGGCTTTAATTGGCATTACGACCTCCCGTAAATATTGGAGTGCCGTGAATTTCCTCACGAACATGAAAGCCGGGGATGCTCAGGGCAGGATGACGGGATTTGACCTCCCCGCCTTCAGCCTTGGTGATGTCTGGCTCGTTCGGGTCGTACTGGCCGTTGTTGCCGACAGCGGACTTAATCTGGGTAGGGTGGAAGGCAACCCAAGAGTTACCGCCCTCTACTTCATTCTGATATTTTATGCCGTCAAAACCAGCATTTATAAGTCTATTCCTGTATTGCTTCGCCATTTGCTCTGCAAACGTATCATTGTCATACGCAGATTCATCTGAAGAAAGTTTCCAAGCAAATTTATTTACCCGTGTGCGAAAATCTATTTCTTTAGGATCGTCATACCGCTTTTCTTCTTCTTCATTCTGGAGCCTTGCACTAACGGCAGGATGATCATAAGTGTCGCGCAGCATAGAGCGAATCATGTCTGTTTCCGTCGTGACATGCGGCTTTTTAATGCTGAGATGCACGGGAAGCACCCGATTACCCTCCTGCGCCCCCTTGGCCTCTCCATATAAGCCTTTACCAAATTTATTGGCAATTTCAGGCTCTTCCGCGAAGTGGCTTCCAAGGTAAGTTGTCGGGTCGTTGTGCGTATAAATACGCCTATGGCTTTCACCATATTCATCTTCTGTATGAATAGGACTGCCAACAGAAAACTCAGAGAAATCCTCCGGGACCGTAGTCCCATGATAAAATGTTTTAGGGCTTTTATCTTTGTTAAAGACTTGTTTATTAGCCCCCTTCATATACCGCGCAAGATTGGCCTCCCGCTCAGGATGGCCGGGGGGCAAGATTTTGCCGCCTTCGGCCTTGGTGATGTCCGGCTCGTTTGGGTCGTATTGGCCGTTGTTGCCGGTGGCGGATTTTATTTGAGCCGGGTTTGACAGGGCAACCCAAGTATTGCCTCCGATACAAACGCTGTCATGACCAGCTTGACGCAATTGATCAAATAAAATGCCCTGACCGCGCTTATAATTTTCTTTAGCTAAAGAATATGTCAGATCGCTAAATTCTTTGGGGTCTTCGTAAACTTTAGGGTTCTTGGCGCTTAGGTGAACCGGAACAACGCGAGAGGCGGTATTTGTAGGCGTAATATTCCACCCCCAGTCACTCTTATACCCTTGGCTATCATTTTCTTTGGCATACGATGATGCAGCATCCGTACTTGTCGTAAACCACGCGCCGCTTTTAGGGATATTAAACTTCTTAAAGTCGGCGTCCTTGGATGTACCATGATACAACACTGGCGGAGCCACACTGCCTTCCATATGACGCGCAAGGTTAGCCTCCCGCTCAGGATGGCCCGGAGGCAGATACCCGCTGGATACAGGCCCCTTGGCAATCATCAATGCTTTGCGGACATCCTTGGACATTACTGGTCCCTAGGAATCAGGCCGGGGGCAAGACCGGGCTGCTGTTCTTCCGGGCCACTGATGTCGCTCAAGTCCTGAATGGCCGGGGCGATCAAGGGCTGGATCACATCTAGGCTCTCAGGGTGGACCGCGATGTTCTGGGCCAGATCAATCAACTGGACATGCTCCTTGAACTTGCGGTCCTGAAACTTGTTCTGGGCCTCGATCTCTTTGTCCTTCATGTCGGCCTCAGCCTTCATCTTGTCGATCTCGACCTTGGCAGCGTCGATTTGGACCTTTTGGGCGTCGATCTGCGTCTTAGCCTCATCCGACTTAGCCTTGGACTGTGCGCCCAACATGTGGGCGTCGGACATTGTTTGTGCAGCCTTGGCGTCGGCCTGCATCTTGACCAGTTCCGGGGGCGGGTTCTGCTGGGCAGAGGGCGGCGCAAGGAACTGGCTGGGATTGCTCCAGCCAATGGCCTGTAGCGCGGCGGTATCAATGGCGATGGGGTCATACAGCGAGGGGTTAGCCTGCTGAAGCTGCTTCAGGGCCATGACCTTCATCAGCCGCTGGACCTGCGAAGCCGTGTTGGGATCGGCCTGCGGGATCAGTTCGTAGTTCTCCAAAGCCGTCAGGAAAGTCTTCTCGTCCCAAGCGGCAGCAGGTTTATTATTCCGCTGCCAGAAGCTGTCAGGATGCTCCTTGAAGACTTCCTTCAGGAGTTGGAACTCCTCAGCCTGCGCCGCATGCATGCGCTTGTGGACCGAGTTCAGGACCTTCTGGGACTGCTCGATCTGGGCCAGTGTGGTTCCCACAGGAGCGTCAGAGCGGCCTTCGCCAACCGCAGCCTCAGACGTACCGCCCAGCCGCATGCCGGTCTGGGCCATGTTGTCCACCAGCCCCATCAAGGTCTGGGAAGGCTCCTTGTACGGCAGGGGCATAATGGCTTGATTGATCGGCATACCGCCGGTCTTGACCAAGGCACCGCCGCCGGGAGGAACCCGGAAGATATTAGTATTCTGCCGCGCACCGGTATCGGCCATCAGGAAGCCGGGGAAGTTGGCGTACATGCCAGCGTCCAGCAGTTCGCGCCAAGCAGCCGTAATGGCGTTGGTGGTGTTACCCAAAATGTGCAGCAGGCCGATGTCGTAAAAGCCCATGCCCGGAACGTAGGTGTACTTCACGAAGGTCTTGCGGGCCTCTGGGAGTTCCTGCTTGTCCTCATTGTAGTTGCGGACAACCGACAGGACCTTCTTGGAGGAAACGTCAATTGTAACCCGGTACGGGATTTCGAGGCCGGTCACCTTACCGCGCATCTTATGCTCGTAACCCTGAATGTTGAGTTCGCAGTTACACTCGTAAATCTCGCGGTCCCGGTCGTTCGGGTTCATGCTGTCCGGGGCAATGCCCTGCACAGACAGCTTCTCGCGCTGGAGGCTATCCAGATTGCTCATGTTCGGGGTGGACAGGTCGATGTCCCGGTACACGCCCAGTATCTGGAGGCGCTTAACCGTCGAAGGCCGCTGATAGGACCGGTGCGTAATGCGCTTGGCGTTCTGCAAGTCCGTCGCGTTGTTATTGACGATAAGGTCATCAGCATCGACCGTCTCAGAGACAGGCCGGTTCCGCAGGGGGCAGAAGTAAACCTTCTTAAATGCCGTACCGCCGAAGCCCAGCATGAACAGCATGCGGTCGGTGTCGGGGTAATACTCTGTGGCCGTCGAGGTCAGGTAATGGTTCAGGTCCCGCTCGAACGCCTTGGCAAGCTGATCTTCTTCCAGCGTCGCGTTGTTATCGTCGTTGCGGATTTTCACCGGGCCGTCAGTCGGCAGCATTTCAGAGCGGGCGTTGGCCTGAAAGCGCAACACCGCCTCCAGCAGGAGAGGGTGCCGCACCCTGTTCATGCCCTCGACAGGCGCTCCTTCTGCGGAGCCGCCGAGGCCGGGAATTTCAATCTTGAGACCAAGCAGCTTGATGCCGGTCGAATGATCTTCGATCCAGTCCTTGCGGCTCTCGATGTCATCAGAGATACCGCGCAGCAGTTCGTCCGAAATACGGTTCAGTTCCAGTTCGGGAATGTCATCGACCAGATTATCAAACCAGCCGGTCGGACCTTTAGCTTCGTCTTCTCCGGTAAGGGACTTGCCGTCTAGGCTGATCGTGATCGAGCCGTCGTCATGCTCGATCTCCAGAACCTTGCCATCTTCATTGGCAATTTCCTTATCGTCGCCCTCGATGATCTCGACAGTGGAGTCCTCTCCCATCCCTTCAAATTCAGGGTCAGGTTGAACAAGCCTAATGGACGGAGACAGCCCCGGAGTTAACGCCATGATCTATTCCTTGCGGATATTTGACCGCAAGATACCACTGGTGTG